GTGCAAACTTATCAAACAGTACATCTCCTTTATGAGAAATAACAAACACATTCTCACCTTTAAATGTATTTAATATTTTTAAAAAATCATCTGTTCCAGTTCCATCTAATGAACTATCAAATATCTCATCAAGAAGTAAAAGATTTGTATTTGTAGAATTCTTCATTTTAGCAATTGCTCTCCATGTGAACAGCAATGATAAATCAATTCTCATTTTCTCTCCTTCGCTGAAAGAGTAATATTTAAACTCATCACGATATCTCGATTTGATAACTTCATTGAAGTTTTCATCTATAGTAAAATTAATAAAGAAATCCATTGAAGATAGATACCCATTAATTAATTTGTTCATAACAGGAAGATATCTTTTAATAATTTTAGTTTTGATACCAGTATCTTGCAACATGTTTCTTACAACGGTATTATAATGTTTATCTTCAACTAAGTCTGCCTTTCTTTTTCCAAAGGCAAACAAATCTTCTTGTAATTTAGTTAATTCTTTTAATTGTTTTTCTGTAACATCTTCATCAGTATATGATTTAATCTCATCTTCATATTCTCTATTAACATTTTCTAATTCTTCAATAGAAGAATTTAGTTTACCAATCTCAATATCGTTCTTTTTAATCTTTTCGAAAATAGTTTTTATCGTATCAAGTTCCCATTCATTTACATCAATATCCTTTTCAATATCTTTTAATCCGAGGATATACTCTCCAAGTTTCATTGTTCTTAATTCTATTGCTTTTGCTTTAAAATCAGAATCAATAATTTGTTCACATGTAGGACATTCTTCATTGTTATCAAAAAATTCTACTTCTTTCTCAATCCTTGTTTGTTTTTCAGTTATTGTAATATGAAGTTTATTCAATCTTTTTAATTTCTTGGCAATAACAGGTTGTTCTTCAATCTGTTTCATAAAACCTACATTCTTTGTTTCTAGTTCTTCCGCTTTATCTTGTCTTGTTAAAATAGATTTAACATTTCTTACAACCTTTTTATTATTATCAGCAACAATTTTGTCTTTGTTGTCTTGTAAATCTTTTAAATGTTTTTGTTGAAGTTCTATTTTCTGTTCTTTTAATTTGTATTCGTTGTTTATAGAAACAATATCATTAGTAATATCTTTTAATCTATTTTTTAATAAAAGATTCATCAATGAAAAGATTTTAATATCCAAGATTTCTTCAACAACTTCTCTACGGTGTGTAGATGATAATTTCATAAAGGGAACAAATGTAGAAGAACCCAAAATAACAACCTGAGTAAAAGAACGATAATTTAATTTAAGTATTTGTTGTTCAAGATATTTTTGATAATCTTTAACAGCTGCATCTTGATTTATCATTGACCCATTAGAATAAATCTCAAACTTGTTCGGTTTAATCCCACGAATAATTTTAAACTTTTGTTGTCCAACAGAAAAATCTACTTGAACTTCACCATCTCTTTCGTTTACAGAATTAACCAGTTGTCCTTTAGTTATTTGACGAAATGGTCTATTAAACAATCCAAAACAAATTGCGTCAAGAATAGTAGATTTACCAGAACCATTCTCACCCACAATTAATGTTTTTGGTTTAGAATTTAAATCTATTTCTATAAAATTATTGCCTGTAGATAAAATGTTTTTCCATTTTACTTTGCTAAATACTACCGACATCTAAATCACTTGCCTCAACATATAAACTTTTCATTATGTTCTTTAATCTTTTTTTATCTAAGTCTGTATCTATATCATCAATATATTTTTCAACCAATGTCATTGTATCTTCTGTGTTCTCCATAATCTCGTCACTTATATTCTCGGCATTTATTTCAGAAAAATCTTCTATAATTTTTACTTCATATGCTTCAGAATCACCTATAAGTCTATCCGTAAACTTATCAAACTTATAAAAATCATTTTTGTTAACAACAATTATTTTTACATAAGAATCTTTATATTGTGATACATCATGTTTATCATAATCATTTTCCTTATCATCAAAATAAATCTTTTTATGAATCTTATATGGATTTTCAATCCTTGTTAGTTCTCTTGTGTTTAAATCAAAAATATGAAACCCTTTTGAGCATTCATAATCACTCCATGTCATTTCATATGGTGAACCAAGATAATAAATCTGTCCGTCATCTGATTTACGGTGGTAGTGTCCAGAAAAAACCAACTCAAACCTTTTAAATAAACTTTTATCATAACCTTGTTCTGCGACATGTCCTTTATGTTGTTCAAATCCACTTATTTCTAAATGACCAAAACATATATCAGTTTTTGCTTGTTGAATATATCGAAGGCACTCTGGATAGTTTTCTGAATTCATCCATGGCATAAACAATACTGGCACTCCACCAAATTCAATTACTTCTGGTTCTGAATATATCTGAATATTTTCATATTCATCAAATAAAAGATTACAAGAATTTATCTCATTTGTGTTTTTAAAATAAGTATCATGGTTTCCTACAAGACAATGAACATTAATATTTCTTTTTCTTAAAGGTTCTAACCATATCTCTTTTGTAAAATGTAAAGTATTAAAGTTAACATACTTCCTTCTATCAAACATATCACCCAAATTTATTATAGTAGTGATATTGTGTTCATCCATATAAGGAAAAAATATTTCCTCATAAAACTTTTTAAAATATTTTACAAACGAAAGATTATCGTTTCTTGCGCCCATGTGCTGGTCGCCAATTATCGCTATTTTCATAATTTTAAATTGTTATTTAGTTTTTGTCCATGAATATTTCTAATCCTAATAGTATTCCTTTTTTCTTTAAAGATTTTTTATTACTCTTACTCTTAGGTTTATAAACATCTTCTTCTGGTAACATCATATTTTTAAACTCATCAAATGATGAACTACGATAATCAGTTGTATCTCTAGGGTGTTTCGTATAAGGTTCAAAAACATCTCGTTCCATCAGCCTGTTTTTAATATGTGTTTGTTTCTTTTCTTTTTGTATTCTTCTCACAAACGCATAAAAAATTATTTGCGTAAAATATGCAAATGGGTTGCTTGATTTCGCTGCATTAAAATTATAACTATATTGTATACAATTTTCTATTCCATCTGAAATCATTTCGTCTCTATAAGTATAATTAATAAAATTGGGGCGATAAGATAAATGATTCGCTATCTTCATAAAACATTCACCAATGTAATCAGAAACAATTGGAACAGGGTTGTTTAAATTTTTCGCAATCCTACATTCATCTTTCCAATCTTTCATCGCTTGTAGAAACTTTTTGTTATCTACATAATGTTCATCAGTTGTCTTTCTTGATTTTCTTTTTGTCATTATATTAATTATACATTATTTTGTTACATTGTCAATTAATTTATTTCTACAAAAACTTGACAAAATTATTTTTTTTGTGTATACTAACCATGTGGGGTTTCAAATATATGTTAGTGAACGTCTTCTTCAGTATCAACCGTAACATAATCCCGTTTATGTTTTTCTGATTCTCCATCTGATTGCATCTGAACATCTTTATGTATTATATTCTCTTTGTCTTTTTTGTATAAAAAGTTTTCATAATATGTTATCATTGTATCCGAACACTTTGCAATTGTTATTATGTGTTTTTTATCAATCTCAAATTCTATTTCATTCGAATAAGGGTGTAACCATTTCTGCAGTACGATTTGTTCTGTGACCTGTCCTGTTTTTGTCATCTTAGGATAAGCATGGATTCTCATTGGATTAATTATTTTTATAATTGATTTATCTGCTTGTTTTAATGAACAAACGATTTCTTCACCATTAAGAAATTTAATTATATAATATGTTGGAAGTTCCTTAGTTAAATCACTCATATGCTTATATTTATCTCATTCGTATCTTTCTGATATCATATTCAAATTGTTCTTCATTATAGAGATTAATCCTTTCTATGAAGTGTTTTAAAGTAAAATTCTTTCTACTTTTATGTGTTAAATTATCAGCGATATCATAAAGCTTTACATCTTTCTTATTATCTCCCCTTCTTAATCCTCTACCAATTGACTGTAATACCCGAATTCTACTTTTAGATGGACTAGCAAAAACAACATTGTGTAAATTACGAATGTTGATTCCAGTAGAAAATGTCCCATAAGATGCTACGATAATAACATTCTTTTCTTTTTCAGTTATCCCACGAATATCTTCTCTTGTATCTGTACTCGTTCCACCGAAAACAAAAAATACTTTTCTATTTGTAGAAACTTTTTGTTTTATTAAATCATATAAAGGGTTGCCATGTTTTTCTACCAATTGAAATAAACATAAAGTATTTCCTTTCATAGATACAATTAAATTTGAAATAAATTCATTTCTTTTTTTAGATGTTACAAGAAAATCTATTTCCTGTGCATATTTAAAATCTTTTATATATTTACAATCATCTTCAGGATATTCCAATAACAAACATTTGATATTTAATTCTGCAAGTGTTTTTGAATCCATTAACTCTTTAGTTTTAACAACTTTACTTAAACTTCCGAATAATCCTTCAAGAACTAATCTATGAGTTTGTGAATCATCAAGAGTCCCAGTCAAACCAAAACGATATTTTGCATTGGTTAATTTAGTAAGAATATTCGTAAGAGATTTTGCCTTATATAGATGGGCTTCATCTCCTATGACACAACCGAATTCATCAAAATATTTTTTCGGCATTTTATATAAAGATTGCCAAGTTGATATCATAACATCACTTATAACTTTTTTATCATGACCTTGATATAATTTTTGTAAATAATTTTCTTTCCAACCGTAATCAAGAAAATCAGAGTACATTTGTTCAACAAGACTTGTTGTGGGAACGATTATCAATGATTTTAAATTCATCATTTGATAATACCGAACTAACGCATAGATAATAAGTGATTTACCAGATGCAGTAGGGGATAACAATAATGCACGATTGTTTGATATCGCAGTATGAACTGCATCTACTTGATAATCTCTTACTGTTAAAAGTTTTCCTTTTGATTTAGGGTTAAGAGATTTAATAAAATCCTCTACAATGGATTTATCTATTTCTCTGGAAGTTTCAACATCATCTGCAATTACAATTTCTACTTCATTGCGTTTGCAAAATTCTTTGATTTGTGGCAACAAACCACAATATATTTCACTAGTTTGTTGATTGAAAAGTCTAATCTTTCCGTCCCAAAATTTATTACGAACACTCGGCATAAATCTTGAACCTGGAACGGTGAACGTAAAGAAATCTGATAATTCATAAGCGATATGACGTTCTACATCTAAATGTAGATAAACTTCATTTACCTTTGTTACAATACATGAGTAAAGAATCGGTGACATTTGTTTTCAATCTTAAATTTTAGCATATTGATAATCACGCTGATGTCCATATTCACCTCTGAGTATTATATTCCATGCAACACTTAATCTCGGTATCTTATCTAAATGGGGCGGCACCCAATGTACTAACCAACTTGGGAATATATATCCTCGTCCTCTTTCAGATGGAAAACCAACAAGGTTTCCGTTGTCTATATTTTGTTCACTTACTCTTGGTAACAAAACTTGTGATTGTTGTTGTCCAATAAAATATTGAATGCTACTTTGTTCTGGTGATTGTGTTATGTAATATGTACCCGACCATACATTATTTGAATGTGAATGGGGAGGATGACATTCGTGTTGTTGTAAAACATTACCCCACATATTTGTGATTTCAAGTTCATAATTAGGGTCAAACTTTAATATGTTACAAACTTGTTTGGTAGCTTCAAGTATATTGTCTGACAACGACTTGAATATTTTATTTTTATGCAAGTCAGGGTCAGATTGCCAATTTCCTCTATTGCCTGATTTTTCTTTTGATTTCTTTTCAAGATATTCTTGTATTTTCTTTTCATTTACATCTTCACCTTTAAATGAAAAAACATGAGTAGGAAATATCTTGTAATGTTGTAAATCTTTCATATTTTATCCTCTACATCAGCCAAACCATGACTGTGTATCTTGTTCCTTCCGTAACTAGTTTTACTTCATGTGGATACATAAAATTAGAAGGAAAAGCCACACAAGTTCCAGTTTTAGGTTTTTTACTTATTAACCCATTACACAACTCAAACTCTCCACCACCATAGTTATCATTTAAATACAATAACATTGTTACATGTGGAAATCCATATTGTTGTCCATGACTGTGATGTATATTATCGATATGTCTTACCATGAATCCACCTACAGAATATTTGTTTAATCTAAAAGGTGTTGAATGTTGGATAATGATATCTGGATATTCTTCAGTATATTTTTGTAGTGCAATTTTAAATCCTGCTAACAAATCACCATACAATCCACCCTTGTCTTTTCTAGTAATCCATTGTTCGTTCATTTTTACTCGTTCTTCGGTTTCGGATGATACACCACCCTCTGTACTATATGTACTCTTAACAAATTCACCAGTTGCTTCATAATATTTGATGATTTGTTCACAAAGTTTAGGTGACAAGATGTTTGGATATTCTTGAATGTAATCACCAATTTTAGGTTCTTTTTTTGCCATTATATTGCTCCCGCTTCAAATTTTTTCCAGTCAATCGCATTTTTAATTGTGAATGTACGATTATTTATTGACCGTAAAACCTGTTCAAGATATGTTACGATTGTTTTGTTGTAATTAATTTTGTGTTGTAGTCTTATCAAATCTTTATCACTTTCAAGATAGGTCGGAACATCTGCTTTTAATATTTTAAATTCAAATGGATTTTCTTTATAAACTTGTGGTGCAGATTTGCCAGTATAATATTCCCATTTCTCTTTATAAAGTTCTTTGTAATCTGTTTCTGTTTTTTTAAGAAGTAGTTGGAAACGATTATAGTATTTTAAATATTTGTTGTGGAGTTCAGGAATTCGCAAAGACTCAATATCCAAATGGTCAGATTTAATTTTGACATCTTTGTCTACTTCTTCCTGTAACATATTCAAATCCATTTTATATATTATACCTTATTTTGTCAATCAAGTCAATAGTTTAAGTTGTATTATTATTTATGAAGTAGCTACTCCAGCTAGAGTTATAATTTCATAATATGAATAAGCAAAACTTGATGTCATGGTTAAATATGTTACATCACTATCTGCTTGATTGTATTCTAATGCCGACATTGTTAGTGGAAAAACATCTTTAAATCTAACTTCAACAATAGGATTGTGTTTAGAAGAAAGAAGTGTCATGGTTGCATCACTATACAAACTTCTATCTGGAGTTGCAGCTCCAGGTTTTGTATCTCCAATATCTTTACTTGTGTATCTTGTTTTTGCACTAGGAAATCTACTTGATTCTGTATCTCTATACTCTTTAAACTGTTGTCTTGATTTTGGAAAACCAATCCCGACTAACCAATCATGAAGTTCAAGATAATTTTCATAGTTTTCATCTACGATAAAAGATATCTCTAAATTATCATATACTAATCCATCACCCATAATGGGTGTTATTTTAAATGGGGTGGCGTGGTCTATAGGAGTAAGACTTATGCCTGGCAAATTAGCAGTAATTATAAAATATTCTACTTTAGGTAGGTTAACTATGTTGAATTTAAACTGCGTAGGAGCAGCGTAATCTAGTTTGGTAGGTTGCCTTGATAGAGCATTTGCTATAGTTGCCATACTAATATTTATAAAGAAGGACAATATAAGGCATGAGTGAAATATTTAGATTTTTATAGTATCAATCTCTTGATTTTCTTCGTGAGTTAATGACCGTTATCTCGAATCTAACCCACCCATTGCCTATTATTACTATTTATAACAATATAATTCTTTACTCAATTTTCTTATCAAAAATGCTAATCATTTGAACTCGCCCAAAATAAGTTTTAGGTTGCCAGCACAATAACTCCTTTAATAAAAATGTATGATTTTTTTTATATCTACCTAATGAATCACAAGGCAGAAACCAATGTTGAAAAATTATTCTTTTTTTTGCCACTCTCGGCAATTCAGCTAACAAATCATGATTCCATTGGAACTTCCCATTATAAGGAGGGTCGCACAAAACAGTATCAAACTCTCCATTCTTAATATACTCTTTAGTATCTGAAGCATCACAAACAATATCAGGAGAATGTGTTATATCACTATCAACTCTTACATCTCCTAACCTACTTACTCCACAGCATAAATGTAAAACTGTTCCTTTAAATAAGGACTGTAAAACATCTTCAATGCTATCGTTCCACAATCTTTTTTTAACAGTATAAATATGGCTTGTACCAGCAAGTGGCACACTTCCCTTGGTTTTTTCTATCGCTGGTTGATTTTTATAAGTTATTGTTGCCATCAAGGAGTTCCGAGTACTAAAGGAACAAAACGTACAAATATTAAATCTTCTCGTTCATACATACAATCATAATTTGTTTTGGTTATTAAAAGCAATTGTTCTCTACCATTTTTAATTTCAACTGGAATTATTATCTTACCATTTAGTTTAAGTTGTTTTACTAAATTCATAGGTACACCCTTTGCTGTTGCAGTTACCATGATTCTATCATAAGGTGCATGTTCTTCCCAACCCAAATGTCCATCTTCAATCGCAAATTGTATATTATTATATTCCAAAGTTTCAAGTGTCTTTTGTGATTTAAGAGATAAATCTTCAAGTCTTTCTATCGTATAAACAGATTCACATAATGTTGATAGAATAGCAGTTTGATATCCTGAACCAGTTCCTATTTCTAATACTTTATGATTTGGTTTTAAATTTAATTTATGTGTCATATACGCAACTATGAATGGTTGCGATATAGTTTGTCCATGACCTATTGATACTGGATGATTCCCAAAAGGATTTTCATCTACGAATTTCTCTCTTGGAACAATTTGCATTGCTAATAATACTTCTTCTTCAATGGTAGAATCATATTTCCTGATTGTTTCAACCATTTTTTGAATTTTTTCTAGTTTATTAATTAAACAACACCCATCCCCGCTTTAGCGTCTTCACTCATCATGTTTTGATTCCATGGCGGTTCCCATGTTAAATCTATATCAACCTTACCAGCACCATTGGCATATAGTGTGTTTGACATATTAACCATTATTTCGTGACTTGCTGGACAGCCAGGTGATGTTAAAGTCATTGTTATTTGTACATCCGAACTCTTATCCTTCAGTTCTGAAATCTTTACTGAATAGATAAGTCCTAAATTTACGATATCCACAGGTATCTCTGGGTCGTAAATACTAGAAAGTAAACCTAATACTTCATCTTCTGTTAACATTATTAATATTTAGTTTATATTGTAGAAACAATGTTGTAGGCCATTTATAATCTTTATATTCGCCTTCTGGTAGTATAACAAGATTAAAATTATAAAATGAAATACTTGGAAGCATATACGGCAACGTCCTATCTTCGTTCCAATTTATATTTTTATGTGTTACTCCCACAATTCCGTTAAAACTAACATCTCCTTTTGATAAAATTCTATAACCTGTTCCTATATATTTTGCTGTTACATTAAAACTATCTTTAAAAAAACCACCATATATAAAAACTTTTTTGTTTAAATCTTTTTCTAATCCTAAACCATAATTTTTTTCATTAAATCCGCCATTGTTATCATGCCAAGACAATCCATTTATTATGATTTTTGTATCTGCATAAAGGAGTGTCGTACATAATAATAATAAAACTAATACTCTTATCATAATTATAACACCATTGACCATAAAGTCAATATTGCATCCTCCTTAAATCAATTGATACTTTTTTTGACTTGGTTCTGGAAAGTCTTTTAACAAGATAACCTTTACTGTGACCATGTTTTACACAATTTCCTTGCCATGCATGACCGAGATTATGTGTTCTTCCGTATTCGCAAAGATTGAATACTCTTTTTCTCTTACCTTCAGGAGTTGTAACCAACCAATTCATTGAATTTGCGTCTGTAACTGCATCTTTTTGCGATTGTGGTTGGGTATGACCCATAAGTCCTTGTGAAATTTTTTCTTTATGTTCTTCTGTTAATTTTTTGCCTTTATTTGCCATTATTTATTTCTTCCAATATCATCACCAATTTGATGTAAGTTTTATTACAAAAAAGGGAACTTAAAGTTCCCTCTCTTGCATTTCTTAACTTGCTAAAGAAGCCAAGAACATATAGTAAAGTATAGTCTTCGTTTATAGAAGATTAGTGACTTTTACTCTACGATAGTAAACATTGTCGTTTGCGTCTAAAGCACCGACATCACCAGCAGCTGTTCCAGATGCAAGTACACCTGAAGCAAATGGGTTACCTGTAATACCATATCTTGTTTTAAATCCAATTTTTGGTTGGAAAGTATTTTCTCCAACTGCTCTTACCATTTGTAGTGGTACATATGGACAATAGAAGATACCAGCATCATAAGGTGAACTACCTTTATATCCTACAACATAGTACTGTGAAGCAGCTACGTTTGCAGCATATGGGTCAACATAAACTTTATATCTTCCGTTTAATGTACCAGCAAATGTGTTTGCAGTATCATCAACATTAAGATTTGAGTTTAATGCAGGAGTGTAATCAAGCACACCCGCCATTTGTAATGCAGATGCTACATCAGCAGAACAAATGATTATGTTACCTTTTCCTCTCCTTGTTTGTTGACCAACAGCGTTGGCGTCTCTCTCGATTGAAAATAATAGTCCTTTGAATTTCTCAACTGACCATCTACCATTTGAATCTGTGTCTAAATCAAAAATACCGGCAGTAGTTGTGTTAACTTGGGCACCTTTTTTAGCAACAATGTAAATTGTTCTTACAACTTCTCTGTTTATTTCTGCAAGTATTTCTGCAGAGAGAATGTTAGCAAGCTCAGTTTCAGCGTCAAGACCATGAACGGCTTTAAGGTCTTGTGCGAGTTCCATAGAATATTCAGCTTTTAATGCTCTGGATTTAGCAGTAACGGTTTGTTTCTCAATTGAGAAAGCCATTTCTGCGAAAGCATTACCACTTGCATCTCCAAGTGCTTCACCTTGTGCAGTAGTCATAC